TTTGAAAATAGAGCAACTGAATATAATAAAGGTTCAATGACCGGAAGTTTATGGGGTTAATATGAAATTTATATTAACTATATATTTTTGTTCTGTTATTGCACAGGAATGTAAAGATGGTATAACATATTCAACTCAATTTGATACTTTTAAAGATTGTTTATATAAAGGCTATGAACAATCTAAAGTATTATTAGATGATTATCCACCTGAAATAATAAATGAATTTAAAGTATTAACAAAATTTGTTTGTGTGGAACAAAAAGGTAAAGAAGTATAATTATGGCAGAATATCAAGGTAGAAAAGTTACTTTAAATAAACCAATGCGTGGTGATGTAAAAAAGTTTAAAGTATATGTAAAAAATGCCAAAGGTAATGTTGTAAAAGTTAACTTTGGTCATGGTGGTACATCAGCTAAAAAAGCTGGTCAAAAAACTATGAGAATTAGAAAAAATAATCCTGGAGCTAGAGCTAGTTTTAGAGCAAGACATAATTGTGCTAGTCCTGGACCAAAAACAAAAGCAAGATATTGGTCTTGCAAGAAATGGTAAATAAAATGGCTTATAAAAGAAAAAGTGGAAAAGCAAAATCAGGTAAGGTTAAACTTACTGCAAAACAAATGAAGCTTCCAAAAGCTTTAAGAGATAAAATATTAGCGGCTAAACGTAAAGGTAAATAATAATGGCTAGAAAGTTCAAAGAATTAGTCATTCATGAACCTATACATAAAAGAACTTCACAAGGTGCAAGAAAAGGTGTTAAAACTTCTTCTATGAATAAACATAAAAGAAGATCACTTAAGTTTTACAACAGACAAGGTAAATAATGGCTTATAAAAAGAAAAAAGGCAGTGCTGGAAAAGCTTGTTGGAAAGGTTACCGAAGAGGCAAAGGTAATACTTGTATTAAAATGAAAAAACGGAGAAGATAATATGCCATACGGTAAAAGAAAAGGCTATAAAAAGAAAAAAGACGATGAAAAGTCTAAAAAAAGAAGAAAAAGAAAAAGGTAATATAATAAAATGATAATAGGAAAAGATAAAGAAATTGAAAATAGAACAGTTGTAGTTAATAATAAAAAATATTATGAAAGTGATTTAAACGATAATTTAAGAAATAGTTTAATTGCTTTAGGAACACAAAGAAATAATAAAGTAAGATTAGCAGTTGATTTAAATAATTGTGATATTTTAATTAATCATCATGATAAAATAGTTAATGAAGAACTTGCTAAAATAAAATCTATTGACTAAAGGATAACAAATGTCTGTAAATGATGATGTATATTCAAGAATGCTGAAACACCGTGCATTATTAACTCTTTACGAAAAGAGATTGGATACTGAAATTGATAAAATTTTAAAATCACACAAAATTAGGTTACAACGAATTATTGCTTTATCTGGTACAGCAAATATAAATGCTTTAACTAGAAAAGTTAATACTGAAATTCGTAAAACTTATAAAAAAATATATAAAGAAGGTATTAGTGAGCTAAATGTATTAGCCGGTGTTAGTGCCCGATTTTATAAAAGTATATTTACAAAAGCATTAACAAATATTTATAAAGCTAAAGGTGTAAAAGATACGTTAAAAGTTAATGATTTAATTATTAGATCAAATGGAACGTATAGTCAACAATTAGCATCTATAAGTATTTTAGAACAAAGAAGAATAAAAGGTATAGTTAAAAATGGAATGACACAAAATAAAGCTATGATAAATATAGCTCAAGATGTAGGTAGAAGTGGATTAGCTGCTTCAACTGTACAATTAAAAACATTAACTAGAACTGCAATAACTGAAACATCTAATTATGTGTCAAATACAACATATAAATTAAATGATGATGTTGTTCAAGGTTACCAATATGTGGCTACCTTAGATAGTAGAACTAGTTTAATTTGTGGAAGACTTGATGGAAAAGTTTATTCATTAGATAATAAAAATGCTCCTCAACCTCCACAACATTTTAACTGCAGGTCAACAACAATACCTGTTATAAAAAGTACTAATCAATTATTAAATACAGATAATAATAGATTACAAAAACGAAAAATTGCTAGATTAAGTGATAGTCGTCGTGCCTCTATCAACGGTCAAGTACCAGGTAAAACAACTTATCCGGAATGGTTATCAAGCCAACCGAATAACGTTAAACTGGCTGTATTAGGAAGTCAAAAAAGAATAAGTTTATTTAACTCAGGAAAAGTTAAATTTTCTCAATTTTCTAATAGAGATGGTAAATTAATTTCGTTAAAACAATTAGAAGAATTATCAAATTAATCTTTTGTTTTAAATTAAAATATAACTAAGGCCGTGTCCAAAGGAAAAATAATGTCAGAAAACATTGAAAACAACACTCAAGTAAAAGAAGAAACAACTAAAGAAACTAAACAACCGGATATAAAACAAATGGTTGATGAAGAGGTTTCTAAAGCTATATCTAATATTAAAGTAAATTTAGATAATGCATATAAGCAAAGAGATGAAGCTTTGTCTGAAGTAAATAAAATTAAAGAGGAAAAAAGACAAACTGAAATTTCTGCCCTTGAACAACAAGGTAAACATGCTGAAGCTATGCAAATGAAATTAACTGAAGTTAATAAAAAACTTGAGCAATACGAACAAAAGAACACAGAATTAAGTCGAGATAATGCCGTGCGTACTCAGCTTAATGCTTTAAACTTTAAATCTGAAAAAGCCGCTAATATGGCATATTCAGATATTGTAAAAAGTTTGAAGAAAGATGCTTCAGGAAATTGGGTTCACGAAAGTGGAACTAGTATTAATGAGACAGTGTCTAATTATACTAAGGACGATAATAATGCGTTCTTATTTTCTGTTAAAGCAAACACAGGCTCTGGAGTTTCTCCAGCTAAGCCTAACGCAGGTACCAATCCTGTCACGTCTATAAAAGATATGTCTACTCAAGAAATGATTAATGCTGTTAGCAAAGGTCAAATTAAAGTGGACGGAGATTGGTCTGAATAAGACTATCTTTTATAATAATAACCGCACATATGTGCATTAAATAATAAAAGGAAAATATAAACAATGGCTGTAATAAGTACAAACTTTAATAACATTGCTAAAGCTATATCTGCTTACGAACAAGCGGCTAGAGCTGATGCTGCGTTATTAACTTCAACTGCTATGGTTGGTTCTGATGCTAGAATTAACGATTCAGGTGAAAATTACACTGGTACGCTAAGATGGTTAGATTTCGCTGACCCTTCAACTTACCATAAACAAGACGAAACTGCTGCAAATAAGAATATAAATGAAATGTCAGTTTCTAACAAATCAGCAGTATATATCAAAAATATTGATCATATCGCTGCACAAGAAATGTCAATCCAAAAACTTATCTCAAAAGTTGATGGTTTAGCATATTTAGGATCTCAATTTGCTTCAGTAAGAGCAAGAAGAGAAGATTTACAATTAAGATCTATCCTAAATGGTGTTGCTGATAAAATTTGGGGTGCAACTGCTATTGGAACTAATGATGCTGCTGCAAAAGTAGGAACATTTGGTTTCTATACTGGTTCAGACGGAAGTGATGCTCCAAAACCTTTATTTGCTAATTCTACTGGCGCTAGCCAATCAAGAAGTACTTTCTTTGATACTCTATTAGATGCTATCACAGAAGTAAAAGGTGAATTTGAAGAGCCGTTCTATTACTTAGTAGTAGATACTGCAACTTACAATGTTATGAGAAAAGAAAACGTTCTTGATGTTGCTCCAGTTGTAGACGGTAATTTCAATTTCTCTACTATTCTTGGCGGAAAAATTAGACTTATTATCAACAATCAATCGTTAACTGCTAACTTACCAGCAGGCTTAAAAGTTTCTTACATGTGTAAAGCTGGATCAGTGCACTACAGTGATATTGCACAAACAAATCCAACTGCAATTGAAAGAGATGAATTAGCTGGTAATGGTGGCGGACTTGTTACTGTTTTATCTAGATGGGGTAATATAATGCACCCTAAAGGATTATCATGGGGTGGAAGTGCAACTGCATATCCTGCAAATGCTGATCTTGCTCTAGGTACAAACTGGACAGTACACGCTACAAACGTTAACCAAATTGGTTTATTCCCAATTTATCACGGTTAATATTATAACTATTAGATACGGAGAAAAATAATGGCTTTACAAAAAGGAATCAACTCATTTGTTACAATTGAAGAAGCAGAAGGTTATTTCTATAATCGACTTAATCAATCAGCTTGGGATAGTGCTACAGATGAAACAGTTGAACGAGCTTTAGTAACTGCCACAGGAATTCTCAATGATTTGGATTGGGGTGGTGAGGCTGTGCCAACTACCCTGTATCCTTTATCTTGGCCTAGAGATATTACCTACTGGGATACTATATCCGGTGGATATGAAACTTTAGAAGATGATAGAAATGATACAACTGAATCTATGGGAACTATTCCTGAAGATATAAAAAGAGCGACCTATGAACTTGCTTTACACTTGATTAAAAATATGAGCACAATAGAAGATCAATCATCTGGTTCACCTAGATTGAAAGATTTATCTGTTGGTTCAGTCTCTTTAACTTTTGATTTAGGATCTGGATTAAGTAATTATAAACAATTACCTGATGCGATTCAAAAATTAATTGTTAAATATAGGGATCCTTCTGGTGTAGCTAGTAATAGGGGAGTTAAAGTAAGTGGAGGTGCCTAATGGGTTACCACAAACTTATACAAGATAATGTAAAAATGGCATTTAATACTATAGGTGATATAGCTGAAGATATAACATTTACAAATAAAAAAGTAGATGGTTATAATTTTGCTACACAAACTATTAGTGAAAATACTGATACATCAATTACTATTAAAGCGGTAATTGAAAGTCAATATAGAACTAATGATGATACACCTAGGTTAGAATGCAAAATAATGATTGACTCTGCTAATTTAGATTCTAAAATTATTGATAATTACGACACTGTTGTACTTAGAGGTAAAAATTGGAAAATAAATAGCTTTGAAGATAATAATTATGTTATCAATTTAATTGTTGGAAGGGAATCTTAATGTCTACAATATCACAAATATTGACAGCTGTTGAGGGTTTATTCGCTTCTAGCGCTTGGACATCTAATAACATAAAAGCTTTTCCTGCGAACTATCAAGGGGAAATTGATGCTGATGAATGGATACGTGTTTCTGTATTACCATTTTCTTCAGAATTAGCTTTTAAGGATGTAATAGCAAATGGCCAAATTGTATGTC